AATTTACATTAACTTGTGTTCCTGTATCTACTTTTAATCTATTTAAATCTGAATATCTTTTTACCATAATTATCCACCAGTCTTTGTTGCAGAAGATGCAGACAATCCACTAGCTACTGTACCTGTAGCTGATGCAATACCAGCAGCAGTATAAAATCCACTTAAGTCTGGTTTTGTACCTTGTACTGTATTTACAGCAATTTGTGTTGAAAGCCTACTATCCTGTACCCTTCTTCCTAATCGTATATTATCTATATCTAATCGTAGACTTTCTTCTTCTTTGTTTAATATTGCTAAAAAAGATTGATTATCTTTACCTTTACCTAATGCTCTTATGGTAGCTATGTTTCTAGCATATGCTTGTCGTCTGTTATTTTCTTCTATTTTAGCATTTATTTTTGCTAGTTTTCTTCTTTCTTCTAATTCTGCATTTCTTATTTTTGCTTCTTCTTCAGCAAGTTTATTATTTATTCTTGATGCTTGTGCTTGTATTCTAGCACTTTGAACAGTAGCACCAGCACTTATTGCAGTTAAAACTAAAATTGCATCACACATTAAACAGCATACTCCATAACTAATCCTGTTATTCTAACAGGCAAAGGATCGCTTTGCGTAATAGTAACAGTTGCATCTTTGTTATATCCTAATAAATAAAAATCTTTTTTACCTGTTACAGCAGTTGGTGCTATAGATAAATCATCTGTTACTTGTCTTAAAACTAATGTATTACCTGATACAGAAGTAGCTAGTGCTGAGTTAAGTCCAAGTATAACTTTACTAATTCTTTTTGGTTTACCTTGTAAACTACCACTAGGTAATGCTATTTCTACAGGCATTGTTTCTACATTAATATCATAATTAAAACCTACAGTAATTGTAGTAGTATCAAATCCAGTTGACAATGTAAGTTGTCCTCCACTAGTTACAGCAAACTCACCCATATAAAAATTACCACTTCTTACTTTAACAGTTTGACTGGCATAATTAGATAACCCAGTAAACACAGTACCAGCACTGCCTATTGTAAATGTTGATGCATGGTCTAGTGTATTATCTTCTGTACCCATTTCTTCTATATAATATGCACTATTTCTAAATACAGTAAAGAACAATCGTGATCCAACAGCTTCTACACTTTTGTATGATGCACCATCAGTTGTTTTCCATTCAGTCCATCCAGCTAATTTTTCTGCTCTAACTGCATGAAACACACCAGCAGTACCATCAGTATTTATAAATATAGCATATGATTCTGGTCTTTCAGATGTGCCTTGTAGTATTGTCATATCTATTGGTGTTTGCACTAAATGACTTGCTAATACACTTATATTAGTTGCTGAGTACGATAATTCTAAATCTGTAAACAATAATTCTCTTACTGCTCTGCCATGTTTTTGTACAAATAAAGCACCACCTTCTAAGGTTTTAATATTAACGTGACTGCATCCATGTGTAGTTTGTCTACGTACTTGAAAGTTTCCTGGAGTTAAAACTGCTGTATCTGTTTGTGGGCAAAAGAACTCACCATTTGCTGTAAAAATAAGTAAGTGTCTATTAGATACTAAATGTCTTATGTCTGCTACTTGTGATGCACCAATAGAAGATTGTATACTATCTGCATCATTACCTTCTCCTAAATCAAAATTAAAAAACTCATCTACCTTTGATGCCCATACAAAATCTGGTAAACTTGATGAGCCACCAAACCACAACCTACCATCATGAAATGTAGATGATGCTGGATAACCTCTTATAGAACTATAAGTTTGTTCTTTCCATCTAGTGTTTACTTGATTTGCACTTGATATAAAAACTGCGGCTCCTCCACCAGCGGCAGTGTTGGATGCATTAGTGCTACCACCAGCAGAAAATGTATAACTATCTTCAGTTAAAACTGTAATTGTTCTTGATCCATTTATGTTTGTAGCATCAATTCCTTCAATACTGTTTGATCCAGATATATTTACAGTTGCTCCATTTGCTAATCCATGTAGAGGATCATTGACAGTTATTGTTTTTGTTCCATTAGCAGTTGTAAAAGGATCTATAATTAATTGTTTTTGTAATGTACCAAGTATTGTAGCTGTTACTTGTGTAGCACTTGTAAATCCACTAATTAATAAAGTTGTATCTTCTATCATTAGATAAACACCTACATAATCAGAAGTAAAATGATTTACACTTGTTGTTAAGGTAACACTACCAGTTGTACCACTTGCTGATATAGTGGTGGATGGATCAGCAAATTTATAATATGGTTGATATATATTTTGTGCATCAGAATCAAAAGCAAAATTACTTTTAGTGAAAGTAGTTAAACCAGTTCTAAATAGTTTTTGTGTTTGCATACTAGGATGAGTAATAATCATAGTATCACCAGATTGACTAAACTGCATTTCGAATAAAATACTAGTAGTCCATACACAACCAGTAATAGATTGTGCTAATGAATCATCTCCAAGATAATATATATCTACTCTTTGATTGCCAAATGCTAGTACATATTGCTCATTATCATCAAAATCAAAACCTACAAGTCTAGCATTTCCTGATAAACTTGCATATCTTTTTGTTCCGTTTCTTCTTTTAAATCCACCTTGTGAAAACAAACTAACATTCTGCATTTGTCTTGCTCCGTTGGTATACGCATTTACATCACTACGCATATCCATTAATGGATCAAGTTCACCAGCTTGAAATGTTGTTTTTAGTTGTCTAAGTAATGCTCTCGTTTTTGCCACATTTACTCCACAGTTCCTTCTATACTAGAAACACCTGTAGAATTTCTTGTGTTAGCAAATCTAGTAACTCTTAATCTGCTAGATGTTCTTTGTTGTGCATCTAGATTTTTAGCTATTGCTAATTGTCTTTGTGCTTTGCCTTCCAAAGAATCTGATAGTGCATTGTTTTGTGCTACAGCATATCCAAATATAGAAGCTAATGATAGTTCTAATAAAAAAATAAAATAGGCAGGAAAAAATTCCTCAGGATTAGTTGCACCTTCATCATAAAATGTATAATCTATATATACTGAGTCTGTAGAAGTTGCATCATTATAAACCATATCTCCATATCTCTCAAACTTTATTGGCATATCATTAACAAACACACCATGTAAACCTACTAAATCACTAGGCAGTTGATAAGCGGCATCCCATTTATGATCAGGTGCATCTGCTAATCTTGAAAGTTGTGCCTGTTTACTGGCAAACCTCCATCTATAACTGGACAATGTATTCTTAACTGTATCTAAATACAGGTTACTAGCTACTGTAGATTCTGTTGTTCCATCTGCAAAAGAAGTTATAGGATTTGCTCCTATCATAACTAATGCTCTTGCACATATATCTATCTTTGTAGTAGCCATATAATGTTGGGGGAGTTACCTCCCCCATACTCCGTTAAGCAAGAAGTGCTACTGTTACTGTAGTTGCACCAGTTGCAGATGTTACAGTTGCCATATCAATAGTGGCAGTACCACCAGTTGATCCTATGATAACTATTACATCAAATTGTTTTAATTCATTAGTTACATCATTAAAGTAACCAGAATCGTCAGCTGTGCCTATCGCATCTGTGGTTTTATATATCCACATTCCAGGATTAGCACCACCAACCTTAAATAAATTTGTTGAATCTAAAGCCATTTGTACCTCCTATTCAGCTATTTGCACTTCAAAGACTGCGTTGTCGTCAATTAAGACAACACCCAGACTCATATATGCAGTTATTAAGTTAGACACTCTTTCAGGAATATAGTTGATTTCTGTTGTTACATCAGAACCCATAGCTACTCCTAAGCCAGTTCTATGATATGCAAAGCAT